ATTAAAGAGGATGATAATATAAATTACATTATTAATTTATTAACTCCAGATCCATCAAATTTGATTGTCAATTTTTATACAAATGAAGTGTCTATAGCTATGTTAAATATATTATACCAAGAGATTATTGATAACATACAATTATTAATACTTAAATTCGATGATGTAATAAGTAGCTATAACATTAGGCACTTATATTTATTAAATATAAGTAACTTTTTAGATATAGTAATAGCATTTAATTATATAAATATTGGTTATTTGGACAACATTGTAACATTGTTACAAAGTAATGTTGAAAACATTATACAGAATATGGAGCTATTATTTGAAGAAAATAATATAACACAACTATTAACTATTTATAATTCGACTAGCACTATTTCTTTAGCTAATGGAAATATATTAACAACTAGTGATATAAGTTATTTAGATTATATTTTTCAAAATTTTTATATTTTAAATAATGATCTCGACCTTATGCGAAAAGAGGTTGCAGTACGTAATTATGATTATAATGAAACTTATGAAAGTTATAAAAATATGAGGGCTAGTAATATTACTAATAATTCACAAAAAAGATATAAAAATCTGTATTCTATTAATAATTTAGATGCCAATAAATTATATATTGATTTGAAGTATAATTTTAATTTATTGAATTCTAATTTTATTTTAGATTATAGTTATGTGTTATATAACTATGCTAATGTTATTAATTATTTAAGTCCTTTTCAGCAATTAACAGACGATAGTATAAATTATCCGGCATATAATGATGCCTCTATAGTTAATTACGAAAGTTTATATAATAATGTACAAAATTTACATAATATTATTACAGAAGTTTTTACTGTAATATCTACCGATTACGAGATTTATAATAAACCAACGCAATATCTTAGTGCGACTTATAAATTTTTCGGTTCTAGACTATTAATAAACAGCTATTATTCAAATAGCATAACCTTTAAATTAAATATTAAATATAAAAAGTCTTTATATCAATCAATAGATTTGTCTACTATTTATCTTGATATAACTATTCCTGATTTAACGCCACCTACTATTATTTTTAATAATATTACTGATATATGTTTTAATGAAAATGAATTTAATTCAGATGCTTCTATAAATGCTTTAATAAACAATAAATTAATTAGGGATTTAAGTTATATTGATTTAAATCAAACTTATACTATTAGTTCTGTTAATTCTGTAAATACAAAATATTATAATAACAGCAACACACCTTCTTATGAATTAAGAAGTTTAATAAATAATAATTATTCATTATTAGAAATAGATTTAACTGATATAAGTAATGTAAATTTTAATGACGAACCTTTTATATATAAATATATAAAATATATAGTATTAGACAATGCTAATAATAGAAATATTATTAGCAGGAAAATAACACTAGAAAATGATAATCTTGAACCAATATTCTTTTATAAAGGCGCAAATGATATTTGGAGAGCTTATAGAAGTTCAAGTATAACACAACGTGATACAATTATATTTGATCAGAATGTTACACAAGCAAATTTTACTAATAAATTGAGAAGTGTTATTAAAATTGTTAATCCGTTACTATATGAACAGGTACCAAATTTATTTACATCGCGCTATTCGGAATTAGAGTTAATTAATTTATTGACTTATGCTAGCTCTATAAGAATTGACTACATTGATATAGTGCAAAACACAACTCTTATTTTAAGATATTATATAGGTGAATTTATTTTAGATTTTGATAAACTTATGAATTTTGACCTAATAAATGCAGGTAATAATCTTTTTCTGGAATATTTTAGTAATACACAAGATTATAGAAAGTCTGGTCCTGGTTCGTTGAGAATAAAACTTGAAATAATACCTACTATAGTAATTGCTGAAACAATAATAGATACTCATTGTTGTTATCCCAAAGTAGAATACAAACCTATACAAGACAATTATAAATTAGGTTCGCAAAATACAACTGTTATGAGAATGGCTAAACTTATAATCAATAGACATATTTAAGAGATATTTAAGACATATTTAAGACATATTTAAGAGATATTTAAAAATTTAATATTATTTACAAGTAAAATGAAATAAAAATAATTTAAATTTTATTTACAAATTTAAATTATTATATTATTTATATAAATAAAGATGTTCAAAATGTCAAGAAGCTTAAATATGTCAAAGAGGTTAAGTATGTCGAGGAAGTTTCCTAAAATACCTGTTTCAAAAAATGTATGGACCAACATTTTATATGTAATTACGCTAGCATTAGCCGTTAATTATGTTATGAAAAAGCAAATTTCAGCATTATTAAGTTTATTTTTAATAGCAGGATTAGTATACTATGTTAAGAAAAATGTAACACTAGCACTTATTGTTTCAATAATAGCTACTAATTTATTAATAGCAATGAAGTATTTAGGAGGACCCAAGTTTGAACAATTTAAAATGAGACAGCCTATGACTGGTATGGGATCTAATACTAAAGATCCTATGAAGGATAAAAAAGCAGCTAAAGAAGCTAAACCAGAACAAGCAACAACTGCACCAACTAACTAAAATAGCTTTATACATATAATAATATTGTTAAAAATTGATAAATGTTTATGATTTTTAAAAATAAACATTTATGACTATTTTATGAATAATGACAAAGGCTTATTGTATTTAATTCAACCAGCGGAATTAGTAGGAACACAGCGTTATAAAATAGGGTATTCAAAAAATAATGATATAACTAAATTTAGGAAAGATTATAAAAAAGGATCTAGATTTTTAGACATATATGAATATGATCGTGCACCATTACTTGTTCGTGAAATTAGAAATAATTTTAATAACAAATTTAAGTTGGTAGCAGGTAGAACCTATTATGAAGGTAATGAAACCGAAATTAAGAAAAATTTTAATGCTATTATAAGCAATTATAATAATGCAAATAATATAAATAGTCAAAATCTTATAGCTAACACTAATAGTCAAAATCTTTTAACTAACACTAGTGCTAACGCTAGCAATTACAATAGCAATTATTGTAATAATTATCAATCATTAACCAATTATAGTTATATGCAAAATATAATGTATGGCACAAAATGCCAACCTATGAAAAAGAAGTGCAATTTAAATTATAAATCTTATTATGACTATGCTTGCAATGATAACTATGCTTGCAATGCTGACTATGCTTGCAATGCTAACTATGCTTGCAATGCTAACTATGCTTGCAATGCTGACTATGCTTGCAATGCTGACTATGCTTGCAATGCTGACTATGCTTGCAATGCTAACTTAAACATATTTCAATAATATTGAAATATTACTTTTATAATAGTTATTAATTAATACGTTTTATTTTTTTATTTTATCTCAAAATTTATATAAATGTCGCTAACAAATAAAATAGTGGCAAATATAAAAAAAACAAATACTGATGTAAATAGTTTTGTAAATACATCTAATGTTGTATGTATAGACACTTGTAATAATCGAATTGGTGTCAACACAAAAAATCCACGTTATTCGATTGATATAGTAGGAACCGACCCAACCAATTTAATTTATGTAAATAGATTACAAGTAGGTGCTAGTGCTAGTATAAGAGACATAAGTTGTCTAAATAAAATAGATGCTAGTAGCGCAGTAATCAAATATATAAATTATACAAATATAAGTGGAACATCGATTACTACTAAAAGTATAAATACTATTAGCGCAGAAATAATAGATTTAACTATAAGCAAACTAGTATTAAATGAATTAAGAACTAATATTTTAGATGCATCATATTTAAGACTAGTTAATGGTGGAGATATAAGTGGAACTATTAAAGTAAATAATCTAACTGTTACTGGAGTTTTTTCTGGTGGAAATACCACAGTTTATAGTGAAATTTCTTCAACAAAATCAACACTAACAACACTGAATTCTACAAATTCATTTATAACAAAGATAGATTGTAGTACTATTAAAGTTGATACAAGTGCTAATTTTAATGGTTCTGTATTTTGTAACGCTAATTTAGATATAACTAGGGGATCATTTCAAACACTAAGTGGAAATATTTTAAATAGTACTAATATTAGAGCATTGACAATTAGTTGCGAACGAATATTTGTGAGCGATTGTAGTATTAATGGTACATTAAGAGTAAGTAATATTACGGATTTATGTGGAAATTTAATAATTGAAAATGGAGGTATTGTTACGTCAGTAGAAACAACTTCAACATTTGGTAATATAAATGTGTCTAATAAATTAGACATTCAAAATAATTGTGACATAGGTAATTTAAAAATAATTAAGAGATTAGACTTTAGCAACGTCGCCTCTCTAATATTGCCTACTTATTCTTTAGTACATAGTTCAAATGAGCCAAAATCACTAGCACTTGATTTGTTAAACATAAGCATGAATAGAATAAAAATTTACAACTCTAATTCATCGTGGTCAAATATGTATACTAAAAATCATTATGCTTCTTTAGATTTAAATAGAGAGATTTCTGGTAATACTATAGGGTCATTTCCAGTTAATAATGAGCCAAATTATATAATAGAAATTTCGAACAATTTGATTATTAATGCTAGCACAAATAATATATATAAATATGTTCCATTACAATTTAAAACAATAGGCGACAAAATAGCTAATAGTGGAAACTCTATTTTTAACATAGTAGATATTAGTAGCACTAAACCAAGTGGTAAATTAATAGTTCCGGATTTAAGTGGAATATATGAAATCAATGCAACTATTAGTATGAAATATTTAAATAGAATTCCTGGGGATGTGGAACCAAATAATTATAGTTTTGGATTATATAATAGTAGTTCAATCACTATTATGTCTTATATTGAACATGTTAATAATATATTAACATTTGATAATAGCTTTAATTATTCAAGTTTGTCATTAAACTATATTGGACCATTATTTAATAATTCGGACGGATTTCTATTTTTAATATCAAGTGCTAAAGATATAAACTATTTAGTAATTGATAAATTTAGCGGTTCTATAAAATTATTGAATTATTGAATTATTAAATTATTGAATTATTAAACAATTATTAGATTGCTCAACTCAGGAATTTTACCAATAATAGCATTTATTATATCTTTAAGCTCTCTAGTATTATTATTCGCATCTATAAAAATGAAATCTTTAGCTCTTATATTTCCTCCACTAATATCTATAGATTCTGCAGGATTTAAAGTATTTATGCCTATTCTATTATTTGACGAGTCAATACATATTAAATTAGCAGGGTCAGGACTATAACTATAACTACTCGAAACACTATTAATAGTGCTAATTATTTTATTATAATCAGACATATATTATATACTTAAAATATATAAAATATATTATTTTTAAACAAATTTTTTTAGTAATCAAATTTTATATATATTTTAGAAATAATTATTTTCTTTAATTATAATATAAATAAAGAAGATGACCAAAAAATTTATGAAATCTAGCGACGGTATGTATCATGTTCACGGACACAAATATCCTATATTAATAGGTTCGCGCGCTCAAATTTGGCATGGTACAGCTTACAAAACAAAAGGAGGTTTAACTAAAGCGGATTTATTAATGAATAAACGAGGCCATGTTGTTTCAAAGAAACTATATAATCGCGCAAAAAGAGAGAAGCGTTTAGAAAAAGCGGGTTATTTTACAAAAAAAGGCAAATTCGGCTGGGTAAGAAGAGATGGATCAAAAAAAAATGGCACAAAGCGAAGAGGCAGAAAAGCCCGTGGCACAAGAAGGCGGAGAATGTAGACTTGCCTAATTAGGAAGGCGCTTAATATATAAATAAACACTATTTAAAAAAATAGCATTAATATAATTATAGTTTGAGGTATTGATTTCGAACTATGACTATTTATAATATGATTAGTTCATTATTAAGTCTCTCAAGTTATTTAATAAATTATTAAATAAGACTTTAATAGGTTAAGGGATTAATTAATATAATTTTTTTATATATTAATTAATTATTTATTTGTTTGGACTTATATATTATAATATGTATTATTATAATATATAATATAATAATATATGAAAAAAACAAGCTTTTTGCATAGATTTAATACTATTAAACTAGTAACATTAATATTATTATTAGTATTACCACTAGTCGGTATATTAGCTTATAATAAAAGCCTAATGGTAATAAATATTTATGGTTCTCCTGATGGTTCTGCTACAATAAGCTCTACAAATACAAATGGTAATAATAGTAATAATAGTAATAATAGTAATAATAGTAATACACAAGAAATATATACACCACCACCACCTACACAGCCTGTTACCGACCCAACACCCACACCTGCTCCAAAATCATCACTTGCCGATAATGCATCTTCAAATGTAGATAGTGCAAATGCTAAAGCTAAGGAGGCTAAAGCTAAGGAGGTCAAAGACGCTATATCAAAAAGGACATCCGGTTATACAGGTTCATTTACTAACCCTCTAAAACAATCAGATACAGATACAGAAACATAAACATAAACTCTTTATTTATAACTAAATTAATTATTACTTATAAATAATAATAATACAACCAATATATTATATTTTAAATTTTTACTTAAAGATTTAATCAGTTTTTAAACTAAATAAAATATATGTTATCAAACGAATACGTTAGTAATAATAATAATAAATTAACAATAAAAACCGTTCAAATTGCCCCATTTCGCATATTAATGGCAGCATTGAAAGATATTTTATTGGAAACAAACATAGTATTTACAAAACAAGGAATTAAAATAATTAATATGGATAAGACACATACAATTTTGGTGCACTTATTTTTAAAAGCGGAAAATTTTGAATTTTTTGAATGTAAAGAAGAAAAAATAATAGTGGGTGTTAATATTCTCCATTTATTCAAATTAATTACAACAATAGATAATGATGACACATTAACTATTTATATTGAAAACGATGATTACAATGAAGGTATTGTAACTGAGTTAGGATTAAAATTTGAAAATGGAACTATAAAACAATCAAAAATTCAAAAGTTAAAGCTAATAGAACCAGAACAAGATGAATTAGAAATACCAGATGTACAATTTTCATCTGTTATTAATATGCCTTCAAACGACTTCCAAAAAATAATTAGAGATTTAGCAAATATTTCAGAAAAAATAGAAATAAAATCGGTCGAAGACGAATTAATATTTAAATGCTCTGGACAATTTGCTAAAGCTGAAATTAGAAGAAGTGAAAACAATGCTAATATGCAAATATTAAATAAGCAACATAATAAAATAATACAAGGCGAATATTCTCTCAAAAATCTACTATACTTTATTAAATGCACAAATCTATGTAATCAAATAGAAATTTATTTGGAAAACAACAGGCCTCTTATTGTAAAATATAACGTTGCTTCATTAGGTGAAATTAAGATGTGCTTATCATCATTGCCGAGTTCCAATAATTAGTAATTAATAATTAGTCTAGCTATTTATGTTGCTTAAATACACAAATTTGTTCCTCAATAGCAAATATACTATGAATAGCAAATGGATCTTTATTGGACGACGTATCAAAATTGTCAAAACAATCCTTTTGTTTCATCCATATTTTTATTATGCAGAAATTTTTCTTAGGACTAATAGATATTCCATTTATATTAGTGCTTATATTTTCATCATCAATTAAAGTATTACCCACAATCTTATATAATAAAATTTTAAAAATAGCAACAATATTATTATTGCTTATTTTATATGAGAAACACCCACCATCTATATTGTCTTCTGTTTCCCATAAAGGTAGTATAGCGTCTTTCATAAAAAAGACCATTGTTTTTTTAATAATAGACTCGTGCAAATTTTCAATAAATAATGTTATTTCTTTTAAATAAGAAAATTTGGCAATGTGTTTATAACTTTCGAGAGTCCACTCATTATCATTTTGATAATGTATCCAACAACTCCAATCATTATTTAATTTATTCATAAGTATATTAATAATAAATTAAAATGTTTTTAAAATGTTTTAATTAAACTAATAATAAAAAAATGATAAAAAAAATAATAAATGCCCACATACTTGCATATTCATAGTCTGTGTAAGGTGCAGTAATGCTACTATTTACAATATTTACAATATTCATAATAATTTAATACTAATATTATTAAATTATTATTTTTAATATATTTTAATAAAATGTTTAGCTTAGTGTTTAGCTAATTGTATTTATTTATAGGTGCGCAAACTCCTGCAGCATTTCTTATTTTTCCAGGGGGACAAATCTCGTAACAAACTAGTCCGGTCTTTGATTTATATGTTATAGGTGTTTCATTTATAGGACATGGTCTGTCTTCCGCATATTTACTTAATGATGATATAATATTTTCTGCTTTGTGTGTATCGTAACTTGTTAAATCTTTGTCATCATATTTCAGTTTAGTGTCATTAGTTTTTCCAGCATCACTAGAATTATTCCAAGCATTTTGTTCGGCAGCTGATAATTTATTCCACAAAGTTTCTAGTGTAGCATTAATTTGAATAGAACTAACTTGCGGATCTTTAGATTCTAAATCTCGTTTAACATTTTCGTACTTATTGCGCTTAAACAAGTCATAACCGTCTACTTTATATTCATTATCATATTTGGCGTAATAGCTTTTATATTTATTAGGATTATTAGGGTTATTAGGGTTATTTACACTATTAGTAGTTGTAGCACTATTTATTCCAGCTATACTAACTGTTGGTAAAGCATAATTTATAGCACCGGGTCTAGAGCTAATATAATCATTGTATAATGTATTATCTTGAGCTAAACTTTTTGCAAAGATTGTATGATATAATTGAGAATTAACTAGTTGCTTAGCAAATGAAAACTCGCTAAAATAGTTTAATACTTTATCAACAATAAAGTATTTTGTAGGGTTATTAGATAAGTCATAAACAGAGTTAGAATTTAAAGGTAGTTTATATGCTTCATCTATGTTATCATATAGCTTATGACGTAATTTATCTCTATCAATTCGCTCTTCGTTTTTATATTGATCATATTCGTAGGCATATTTTTGCTGATTTAATAACTCATTATCGCTGGCATCACGTACGTTGGATCTTAAATCTTTAGAGTCGGGGTCAAGACCGAAAACTTGTAATAATAGCGTAGATATAATTGTCATCATAATAATAGGTATAAAAACAATAATCCATGCAATAACAACAAATCCTAGATCGCATAATATATTAATTATTAAAGTAAATATTAGCATAAATATGAATTTTAAAAAAGCCTCGTTAATTTTATTGCTATAAATATCTATAAATATTTGAATTAATGAAAATCCTATATATATTAAAGCAGGGGCACAAATGCTTGATAAAAACATTAATATTATATTATATATTATATTATATAATATAACTATTGTATTAATTAGTTATTGGTTATTGGTTTTTTGTAATAGTTGAATAATTGAATTATTCTTCTCATTCATAATTTTATAAACTTCTAATTGCGACTCTAAACCACTAATAATCCTATCTTTATCTTCTAACATTTTTGCAAAATGCTGTAACTGTTCTTGTTGCTTTTGAATTATTTGAACTATTTGCTCATTGTTTAACACTATTTGTTGCCCGTTTTGATTTAACACAATTTGACCTTGTCCACCGTTTTGTTGCGCAGACATACTTTTACGCTCTTCCTCGATTTCTTTAATTTGCTTTAATACGTCGGGTTTATTTGACGGGTCACCTGGTTGATAATTTTGTAACAGTCCATCTATTTTTTCCATATAAAATTGTCGCATGTCCTCGTCTTTAACAAATTCATCCACGGTTCTTGGTGACGTTTTTTGATAATCGTTTTCTCCTTGCTCTAATAATTTTTTCTTATCAAATGTATTGTGAATGTGCGAAAATACTAAAATGGTTTTCTTTGGCTCTAATTGAACAAAAGGAACACTATAATTCTTCAAAAATGCTTTTTCTTCTGCTAAAGCAGCGTGGTCTTCATATCTGTGGTCTTTTAATAATTCACGCTTAAAAGCAAATGTCCCAGCTGTTGCATGATTTGGACCATAAGGACCAAATTGATACATTTTTTGAATATGCTTGAACCAAATATATATTTCACTAGCACCTGCACATAGTGCAGAGGGGTGTGTCATTAACATATTCACTGCGTGAGAAACGCGTTCAGGAGGATAATAATCATCGTCATCCATATATACAATTATGTCACCTTTAGACTTATCGTGCATAATATTTCTTTTTTTACCTAAAGGCATTTTTTCGTCATATTCATAATATTTCACTTGCGGAATACCTTCCAATAGATCCTTTATTTTATCTGTTCCATCATCAATAATAATCCACTCCATTTTATCTTTTGGATAATTTTGATGCATAAAACATTTAATAGTATACTCCCAAAAAGGACGCCTATTAAATGTAGGAGTACATATGCTTACAAATGGTAGTTCCTTTTTTTCTCCTGCTTTTTTCTTTCCCATCTTAATAATATAATTATAATATTAACTATTTATATTTATATTATTATTTAATATATTAAGTTTTATTTTGTTTTGCTTTATTTTGTTTTGCTTTAATTTGTTTTTCTAATTAACGTATATAAAATAATGAAAGCCGTTAACGCGCCTAATATTCCAGTTGTTGTAGAATTCATTTTATTAATGGATGCGACTAGCACTGTTACGCAAAACAAAATTGTTAATAAATTGCCGTGACTTTTAATAATATCTAAAAATTCTACACTATTAGATAATGGTATATAAATCATATTAAATAATAAAGATAATACCATATAAATGAATGCAATAGCAGATCCAAAGACACCTAAACATAATGACATCATTGCCACAATTATTAATGGAATTAGTAATAATATATCAATTATTATAAATAGAATTCTCATAGCTAATGGGCGCTTTTTATCGCTGAGAGAATAAAACATTTTTCTAATATTGACCATTTTATAATAATTACGAGGAATATTGCATTGTATATAGTATTTTTCAAATACTAGTGAAGGATACCACCATAAGACAAGCATTGCGGCCATACAACTTAAAGAAAACGCGAATGATGATACCATTATTAAAAAATATAATATGTAACCATTTGCTCCGTGTAATGCTGTTATACCTGTATATTTAGCAATAATATTGAACAATATTCCTGTTAAAAACAGAAACATAATATTGCTTAGCACTGCATTATGTTTTACAACTTGTTGATATTTTATAGAACATTTTTTCAATATATAGGAAAGAAGCAATCTAGTAAAAAGTGCCGTATAAAGAAAAAATAGTGCAAAAGCTCTCATTGGTATTCTTATTAATTCTAACTTAACACTGTCATTAGCATAATCTAGTAAATTATATGGAAAAGGTTTAGTTTTTTTACTTTCAACCTCGTGTAGAGTTATACATTTTGTTCCATTTGCAGTATATTCTGCATATGTACTTATAAAACCGGTCTTTTCTGGTCCGCCGCCGGTTAATCCGCCTTCGCCTGATGTTTTGTTGCATTCTTGATATGGATAATTGCATACTACACTAGGAAACATATAGTCAATAACGCTCAATCTTTTCCTATTTGCGCAAGATGATTTATAATAAATACAGTCTTTGCATTCGCCATATTTTAAGAAAAATTCATAACATCCACCAACAATTGCAGTTAGAATTAGTATAAGAGCACTAACAATAATTATAGTAATAAAATCGGATATTACTAAAGTTCTTTTTCTAATCGGTGCCGAATGACATATTGAGCGCTGATTTTCTCCGCTTGCATCTGTTAAATCTATACCCATATCATAAAATTTTCCTGGAATATTAGTAAAGCCTTTGGCTTCTAACATACTATCACACGTGTCATTTGAGGTATCAACAATACAACAGCCACTAGGCGATTCATCTTTATTTTCTGTAAATTTAAATGAAGCAGCGCTACATTGAGGAAGTGACACGGTTCCATCTATAACATAAAAACTGTTCGGAAAATTGCCACATATATCTGTTTTTGCAGGACATGTTCCTTGTGTTTTTTTTAACTTACCAAATATAGAGTCGCCTGAATATATTGGATATTCAAATAAAGTCATAATTTAATATGTTATATTATTATAACATATTATAATATTTAGAAAACATTTAAACACAATTCAAATTAAATAATTAGTAAATAAATAGCGTTATCATGGGTGATAATATTTATCATTATAAATTTGATAGTATGGATAAATATTTCGATTTTAGAGATGTATTAATTCTTCCTAAAAAATCGAAATTAAACAGTAGAAAAGATGTTGTTTTGGAAAGAACAATTGTTTTTCAAAATGGAGTAATGTGGACGGGAATACCTATTGTTGCTGCAAATATGACAACTATTGGAACATTGGAATTATACAAAGTATTAAGCACTTATAAAATTATTACTGCGCTTCATAAATTTCATAAGTTACAAGATTTGCTAGATTATAATAAAGAAAATAGCGATTACAAGTTAAATCCTGATTATTTTATGATTTCAACGGGAATAGGTGATGACGATTATAACAATTTAACATTTATTTTAGATAATTTCGAATGTAAATTTATTTGTGTTGATATAGCAAATGGTTACATTTCTAAATTTAATGATTTTTGTAAAACATTAAGAGCTGAATATCCTGAAAAGATTATTATGGCGGGTAATGTATGCACAAGCGAGGGAGTAGTCTTATTAAATGCATTAGAAATTGATATTGTTAAAGTAGGTATCGGTGGAGGGAGTGCGTGTACTACGCGAATTCAAACAGGAGTAGGAATGCCACAGCTTAGTTGTATTTTAGAATGTGTACAAGAATGTAAAGAGTATAATCGCATTAATTTTGAAATATCCTATGAATATGATCAACATAAATATAACCAGGCTTTTATTTTAAGTGATGGCGGTATTACTTGTCCGGGTGATTTGGCAAAAGCATTTGGAGCAGGTGCAGATTTTGTAATGATTGGCGGAGCATTTGCAGGGCACGATGAAAATCCGGGACAAATTATTATCGATGAAAAAACAGGAGCAAAACATAAATTGTTTTATGGTATGAGCTCGACTTATGCAATGAAAAATAATTATGCAGCAAATAATAATAGTGATTATAGGAGCTCTGAAGGGCGAGAACTCAAAGTTGCTTATAAAGGTCAATTAAAAAATACTATAGAAAATTATTTAGGAGGATTAAGAAGTGCTTGCACTTATACAAATAGTGCTAATTTAGAAGAATTGGCTCTTAATACCAAATTTATTATTGTTAATAATCAATATAATTCGCATTTATTATAATTATAACAATAATTATTTTATAAATAATATTAGTATATTATAGTATATACTAAAATTATTATGAAAATTATTATGAAAATTAGTAATAAATATAGAAATTTATTAAAAATGGTTATATTATTATTTATAGTGGTGTCAACTACTTATGTATTATTTGTGGCGAGCAATGAATATAGAACACTAGAAAACCTAGCAAATAATAATAAAGATTGTTCTAATTGCACAATGAAACCAGACTCTGGAAATTGTGTTCCAATATATGATATAAGTTACAGTTATGGTCTTATACCCAATAGTGTAAATAAATATAGGTTAGACATTTGCAATATTATTACATCTAATGTTTTTTGTCAATGGGAGACGCAATGTACGTTTGACAATATAGCATCACAAAATGATCGTGGACTGGTAGCAAATAGTAGTATTAATCAAAGTATTTATGATATTACTTGTTGTTCGGGAAGTCCATTTTACAATAATAATGCTATAAATTATAATTATAGTCTTGTTAAAGACAATACTAGCAATATAACAGATTGCACAAACATAAAAAATATTATTAAACAAGGTATTAGCGGATCCATAGACCTAAGTTATGATCAACCAATTTTCAATGCAACTAATAACATATGTAATACTTTAGAACCAACCGGACGATTATTTAACAAAAGAGGTATGTTATTTTCTAAAAGTGAAAACAAAACCAATGTTTTTAGCGATCCGAAAACTATGCCTAATGACATATTAATTTTTATTTCAAGGAGTAATATTAGAAATGAAATTAATGCAATTAATAGTGGGTCGCGAGCTCCTAATATAAAGCCTGGGTCGCTTAATGGGTTTAACGAAGCCGCCTTAAATAATAATATAGCACAACTTACACAATTGAATGATTCTTTAGTCTTAAAAGCGAGAACTGAGAATTTACAAAGACAATTAAACATGTCTGATCTAACGTCGGAGCAAAAATCCAATTTTAACGCTATATTAAATAGTCTGCAAACCGTTTATCGTGTTGCTCTTCCTAATGTCTTATTACAAGAAAATAATAATTATAACTATAGACTATTAAATAATAACAATAGTCCTTTTAATGTAGTAAACCCTAATCAATATTTATTGAATTCAGACCAATTTTTTAATTGTATGGGTGAAATAAAACAGGACATTAGTGGTTCATTTACTAGCGCACAATTAACTGATTTTAGTAACAATGATTATTTTGGAACAGCAGGACGACCACTAGAGCAAGGAGGTCTAGGACAAGCCTCTTATAGCGCATTAGGTTCTATACCCGCTAACTCGTATCCAAGTAATACTGATTTAGCAATGGAATTGAAAAGATTAGAAACTATTCCTTCGTCTGGAAATGCTCCAGTAAGTGTTATAAGCAGTTATTTGAATGCTATAAATGGTTTCTACGAAAAACAAATAGCTAATTCAACGGGACCGCGAGAACATAGTTATAACCAACAATTAGTATTTGATAATAATAGCCTCGAAACAAAGCAATCTACATTTTTCACATATAATAAAGATGCAAATAATGTTTATGATTGTAGTCCAAGTATTACAGGTAATGCTAAATTTGACTATTGTGGTCCTCAAGCATATTATGAGACCCCGACGTTTTAATAGTTTATAAATATTTTTATACTAATTTTAAATTATAAAAATATTCCTAAATAGTTTTATTTTGTATAAGTGTGAAATATTAGTGCAGCTGTTCCGCCTAATAATTGTGCAATTACAAAAGCAACAAATTTAGCTATATCGATTTTATTAGATAATAACATCATAAAACTTACAGCAGGATTAAAATGGCCTCCTGACACTTTACCTCCGAAATAAATAACGGCTGCGAGCGTTAAACCAATAGCTAGCGCGTCGCCTGTTTTTAATATTACTCCTAAGAAAATAAAAGTCCCTATAAATTCCGTAAATAGTTGCAAAAGCATGGTTTATATAGTATATTAAAATATATTAAAAAATATTGAACAATATTATATTTACCAATATTTTTCCTAAAAATATTATTTACCAATATTTTTCCTAAAAATATTATATTTACCAATATTTTTCCTAAAAATATTATATTTACCAATATTTTTCCTAAAAATATTTACCATAAATAAACGTGGCTTAAGATTTTTGCATTATAATAACCTTGTGATTTCTTTTTTTCTAAAGCAATAGCTGTTCCGCGTTTTTTTGTTCCAGAATGCCTATTAAAATAGTTTTGCATACGTTTGCGATTATTATGATTTTTATGCGAATATAATTTTAGCGGAGTTCTATCTTTATATTGCTCATAATCCGAAGCACCAAAATGAATTTTTCGTATTTTTTGCGTTGATTTATCTTGAACATATGCTGTGTACTTCTTGCCACTTATTTTACTTTTTTCAAATTTAATTAGTCTTTCTTTCATTGCTAATATATATAATAAATATATATAAAGACAATTATATAAAATATATTTTGTAGACCTATTTTATAAGACTGGCTGCTATGCCTATGAATATACCTATAAAATATTTACCTAAGCGCCTTAGTAAGAAAGATAGAAAAAAGCAACTTAGACAACTTAAAATATCTAGAAACGCATATAAGAAACATATTTATATTACACGAAAAAAAGTAAAATCATATAAGTCGAAAAAATCGCAACATTTATTAAAAGCGCAAAAAATATATAAATTAGCTACTATTAGTGTAAATGCAAATCTCTCTAAAAAAACTGGGTGTTCTATAAATTCGCTTCGCAAAATCGTAAATAAGGGACGAGGGGCCTATTTTTCATCTGGATCCAGACCTAACCAAACTGCAGAAAGCTGGGGATTAGCCCGACTAGCTAGCTCAATAACTGGTGGAAAAGCGGCAGCAGTTGATTATAGCATATTAGAGCAAGGTTGCTCAACCAACTCTAAGGCATTAAAATTAGCGCGCCAAGCCAAGAAAAAACACGGACACGGAACGCGACGAGTGGCTAAAGCTAGCTAGCTAGCTAGCAAACATCAGTCCCGCTAATCCGTTTTGGAATACCAATACGTTATATTTCTCTTCAATAACATATAAATTGTAATAATATTTATAAATATTTGTGGGGTCTTTTGATGTTCCAATTACTACTCCAGTATCTGGATCACATAGCGTTGTAAAAGCGGCACTTGGATCTAGTGGTGGATTACTATAATTATTATATTCAAATTCAATTGTTTTGAAAAAATTGGTATTTAATGCACCATTAGGTTGTTGCTTAAATGGGTCAGTTGATAATCCAAAATTATAACTATATAAACCCACTTTAGAACATATTCCATTAGATTTGCTATATTTTTCTAATTTACTAAATATTGCGCTGTCAAAATCCGTTTCTCTGTATTTACCATCAAAAATTAGCGCAAAATTTTTCATTATTTCGCATTGATTGGTTTGGTCATTTAGCGAGGGACTATTACCTGTAATATAAATATTTTTAGAAATGTCACCAACAGCATAACTAAATTGCGGATTATAATATTTAAAGTTTTGGGCAATAGCAAATTTTTGCAAATCATTTGGAATTTTATTTTCATATACCCAGTTTGTATAATTAGACCATTCGTTGCGACTAGCAACATCGCTCCTTTGAAAATACCACATCCAGTTTTTAATTAATCCGTTGGACTCTAACTTAATTTTATTAGACTTAATAACTCGCTCAAATTTATATTCATAAATCTCTCGTATTAAATAATTTTGCGTATTTTTTGCAAAATAGGTTCGCTCTTCTTCAGCTAAAAAACATTGCGTACATATTAAATGAATAGAGCTGTTAATTTTAGTCGGTAAGTCTTTATAACTATCGACATTTGGAATTAAATCACTTACTGGAGGAGGATTAATAAATCTTTTAAATTGGTATTCGATTATATTTTGATTAGGCTGTATTTGAGGAAAATTATTATATGGTATAGGATTTACTGCATTATTATATAATACATCTTTAATTGTAAATAACTCCATTAAAGGTCGCAATGTAAAATTAATAACTAATTCGCTATATTGTAAGCAAATTAGCGGAAATGCCATAATTGAATTCATAGAAAACCACGAATTTATTGGTATGTATAAATTATATTCGCTTAGCGACGGCTCAATACCGCTTATATCAGAAAACGCGTTTTTATATGCACTTGGATAGTTATTATTTCTATTATTATAATTTGCAGGGTCATTTAATTCGCTAATATTACCCGTCATAATATCAAATAATGCTTTCTTATGTGCATCAAAATCACGCTCTACAATATTTTGCAAATAATGTCCGCTGAATTTTTGTATAGTTGCACCATTTATTGTTATATTGACCGACTCAATAATTTGACATCCAATGTTTTTAATCCATTTAAATTCATAAGGCCTATAGTCATTAGCATTATATTTTAATAGCGGGCTCCATATTTTTGGTAATTTTACAACTAAATAAGTATCCATTAATAAA